TAGCCTCCTCTGTATCTAAGTACCCGACAATCTTATCAACCTTGGTAGTGTTCTCAAACTCTGTAGTTGCAGGCATAGGGTGGACAAACCATTCAGGTTCGTCTATCTCTGTCAGATCAAAGGAGTAGATGCCAAGCGGTGTGCTGTTGATATAGAAGGGTAGAAGGTCGCGGTGGTATGCCTGTGTGATGAGCTTGCGATACTTCATCTGCTCTATAAGTAGCGTAGAATAATGACTTTGGCGACACTTCAGCTCGATGAAGTGACCGGCCTTTGCGCTAGTACAATCGAAGGCATCATAGATACCAGGCGCTCGCTCTAAATCTGGGTAAAGATTCAGTTTAAGAAAGTCAAAAAGAACTAACTCGTTCACTTGTAAGGACTAACCCCACCGAGTAAGTTGTTCAGGTGTCGCATTGCGCTGTTGCATCTGCGGTCTGCAGTAGTGAAGTGACACTCTAGTACCTGCCCTATCTGTGCAAGGGTAAGGTTTTCGTGATAGCGCAGCGTAAGTATGCGCTGATCCTCTTCCTCTAACGCAACGTAAGCCTTCTTAATATCAATCAGCGTAGCAAGTAGCGTGCCACCTTCTGCTGGAGATGATGAACCCTTAGGCATACCATCTTGTATCATCTCTTGTGCTTGCTCAAGAACAGTGCCATCTAGTACGGAAGCAATAACAAAGGGAAGCAACTGAGCAAGAGTAGCGCTCTCGTAGTATGCCTCATCTCCTAATTGATAGCCAGACTTGTGAGCCTTCTCCTTACGACAGTAGCGCTCAGCTGCACGCTTCATCTGCCACGCTATCTTCTGCTCGTTATGCCTGCGCTTATCTGTATCCTCTTCACCTAACTGCTCATTGATGTAGGCAGCACGAGTCATAGCCCAGTGCAGGCACTCCTGCTTCACGTCATCACGCTCGACAAACTTTCTGTAACTCTTGTACACATTGCTAGCAACGCTAGGCACTATGTCATAAACAGATGGGTGTATCTCAGTCACAGTTAGGTAGTTCCGAATCTATAATGTGCTGAAGGTTCAGCAACTTGATTGCAAGAAAGTCTATGTAGTTACTGGCATCGGCCAGCTCTTCTACCAGTTCTCTGATGGTATCGGAGAAAGAAAAGGACTCGAACTTCTGTCCCTTAGCAAGTGAGTACTGGTCTGCTCCCACACCACGCACACGGGAAGCACGTAAGGACGCAAAGGATTCAATGAAAGATGTTAAGTCCTCAGTGGATACACCATCTGCCCTGTATCCTGTAACTGCAGCGTGGTCTACAAGCGGATTCGTGTTGGACATATTAAGAGCGTCTCCTCTTCTTCGTTGATCTGCAAGATGTGAAAGCCCATAGTATGCAAAGTCTGTATCATCTGTTGCCAATCACTCTTATCCAATCGCCTCACCCACTAGCAGAGTCTTTGTCGCTTCAGCGCCATAGGCTAAGTAGTAGTCGTTGATGTCCATATTAGGTGGTAAATGTACTATAGTTCCGTTTAATACTTCTTGTTGGACACGCTTAGAGAACTCAGCTCCTGGGTTGGTGCCATCTTCCTTCACGTCGTTATCTCCCACGATATACACACTGTCATAACCATTAAGTAACTTAGCAAAGTGTGGCTTCCAAGCCTGCACTCCGGGTACTCCCACTGCTGGGATACCAAGGACACCTGAGACTATGACTGTATCTAACTCACCTTCGCAGACAACGATATGTCTACTCAAGATTGTAGTGTCGGTGACGTTGTAGAGATGTGCCTTCTGTCCAGTAGGTGAGCCATACTTAGGCTTGCCATCATCTAACCTACGAAACTTAAAGCCTACGCAGCTACCCATTGCAGTGATGTATGGAATAGATATCCAACCATCGTGCAGTTCGTGACCATTCATAGGATCGGTAACAGTACCGAGCATATAAAGGGCTGCTACCTCTTCAGATATCCCACGTTCTGAGAGCGCGACGAGAGCCTCTGGACTTATTTGCTGAGCGTATCTCTGCGCCGCTTCCAGCAGCAATTTCGATTGCACGTTTGAGGCCATCGTTAAACTCCAAATTCTCTATGAGGCAAACAATGTTTGCGGCATTGCCTCCTTTACCGCAGGTATGGCAGAAGTACAGGTTGTCGTAGGTGTTGATGACAGCTGACCTTCTACTATCAGAATGTAAACAGCACCGCACTGATGCTGACTTACCTTCTCTTACTTCACCGCCAAAGAATCTAATGATTACATCTATGGGGATTGAGTTTGCATCAACGGAACCTTTGTACCTGCCCGCCTTACGTACCCTGGACCAGTCTTGTGCTGGCATACACACCCCTTTATGTCGCACTTATCGTGCCAGTGTGCAGCACGCTTTAGATGTCCTACGCTGTTCTCTTCTCCTGCCCTAGTGCAGTATGTACAGATCATCCTTCGTACCAATCCTCGTTCATAGCCTGAGCAATGCGTTGGTATCGCTCTTCCTGAGACAGTCTCCACTTAGGACTTGCATAGAAGAAACTGATATCAATAAACAATAGTGACAGTTGTATGCCACGCTTGTGAATAGTAAAGCCTACTGATACTGCTGTGAAGTACCAGGATACATCAATGTCAAGCCTGTTCAGTATCGTCAGAGTCTTCATCTGCTACTTCCTCTACTACTTCTTCTGCTGGAGCTTCGCTCCACGTTTCTGTGCTAGTGATATCACCTTGTGGTGTTGGCATTATTGTTTCTCCTTTAACCATTGCTGTAAGTCTTGGACCACCCAAGCCTTGTCTATGCCAGAGTTGCGACGCTTAACCACAACGTAATGCAGTGGCACTTCCCCAATACCACGAGCCTTAGCGTAGTTAAGCGCCTCAACCTCTGCCTGCCTCCAGAACTCCGGTAAGTCTAGTCTTGCCGTGTTCTTGAGTTCTAGTATGTATGTCTGTCCCGCGACCACCACTACTAGATCTCCTTCGTCGTCTTTGCCTGCCAAGCGCAACCTCTCAGCGAGGACACCAAGACCACGAAACCATTTCATTACATCAATCTCAAAGGCTGCGCCTTTTGCTTTGTTGTACTTAGGACTACTCATCTTTACCAGTATCGTAAACAGCTTGGCCGTTCTCATCAACCTTTACCTTAAGAATCTTCAAGTCAATCAGCACCATCAACAGGTTAGTCATATCCTGCTTGAGTTGCTTAATCTCTTTTCTTAGATACTGAATCTCTGTATTAGCCATCACGCTATCTCTCTTCCGTATTCATCTTCAGCAACATAGTCACCAGTATAACCTGCACGTGCATCTCTTGCCAGCATTGCACCATAGGAGTTTCCATCTGATATCTGACAAGCACCATAGTTCACATACAAAGTGGCATAGTCCTTGCCATCTGCTGCGTGTGGACCAAAGCGGTTCTTCACCGCTGCTACCTTTAACTCACCTTGTACTGGGTGATAGCCCAGTGTCAGGATAAGTGCAGGCAACTGGCTTACCTTGCCGTGAATAGCACGACGTGCTGGTGGTTCTGTTGGACTGCCATACTCTGATTGTTCAGAGACGTGGTGAAGGACTAGTACACAGGCTTCAGTCTTACGTGCCATATCGTGTAACTCCATCATAATTGCACGGAGTCCAGCCCATTCGTTGTCTGTCTCAGCAGCTACATTCATAAGGTTATCTATGATGATCAACTCAGGGGCCAGCCCGTACAACTCTACGTATGCCTTAATCTCCAACTCGATATCATCGAGTGACGGACTGGAGTCAAAGACCCACTTGATATGACTTAACTTATCGAAGTGCTTGTCGTAGTAGTGAGAGTCTGCAGATAGATTCTGCTCGACTGTTACTTGATTGTGACCGCTAGTATGCGCTGCTGCTCTCATCATTACAGTTGTTGTATCTGTATCAGCTGAGAAGAACAACGTAGGTACTTGTGCCTTGACCGCGTAAATCAAAGCGAACATAGACTTACCAGCGTTAGGTGCGGCTGCAACCATACAGACTTGTCCTCGTCTGAACTTAATCTGTTTGGCTGCTAGTCCACTCCAAGCATCAGGAAGAGGTGTTGCTTTAGTGAGGACAGTTCCCCACGCACGCTGTAAATCAAGCAACGCTCTCCCCTTTGATTGTAATGTTTAATTGTCTTTGGATTGGTCTACGATCTTGTTGTGTTAGACCGCCCCAGATTCCGTTTACTTCGTTATGTATTCCCCACTCTGCACATTCAGCTTTGTGTGGACAGGTATGACAAATAGACTTTGCCATCACCATCTCTACGGTGTTCATCAGACCATCGGCTTTTTCCGGAAACCAAAAGTCACCACCTATCTCAGCGCAGGCAGGGTTCTCATAGAACCTTGGCTCGCGCATACATTAACGAACCCAGATAGTCTCGCACTTATCTGGCGCACCCTTAGGCGCTGCACACATATAACCCTGCCAAGGTCCACGTGCTGATGTACCTGTCTTAAAGGCCATCACTCCGTGCTTACAGGTCTTGCTACCAGGCTGTGCTGCTGGGTTAGCGCGGTCATCCAAAGGATTGACTGGTGTTGCGTTGAATGCTGCCTGGATATTAGTTACTGCAGCAGCTGTGGCGTTGCCACCTGATAGTTCAGCAGATGTTGACTTGATAAGAGCAGACACCATTGATAGGTCTACTAGCCCTGTCTCAAGATCCTTTACATCTGCAGCGTAAAGATTGATGAGTGTTCCATCTGCCAACTTGTAGTTGATTTGGAACTTTGTGTTCTCGTTTGCAGCCATTTACTTTCCTCCACTTGGTTTGATGTTTAGTCTTACTGATTCGTTACCAACAATCTTGGGAACAAACCCTAGAAGTTTCTCAACTTCCTTTGCGTCTACAGTCTCACGACCTTTAACTGTTGTCCAACTGATTTCTACACCACTAGCAGTAACTCCAGTAGCACCTTCTAGTGAAGCCTTCAAGGAATCCCGTTCCTTCTCCAGCTCTTTTATCTTGCCATCTAACTGTAAGTAATGCAGTGCGTGCTTGTCAACTTCTACGTCCTCAATCACGACTTCACTAAGGACGATACGTTCTTTCTTTAGACCACCGCAACCCATCTGCTCTGTTGCATCGTAGTACTGGCAGTAGTCTTTGCAGAAACTAGCATCCTTCTCAGGTGCTGGCAACTCCTTAGATGCCTTGACATTCTCTAGCCAGGCAAGAGCTGCCAGTGCCATCGTCTCATCGTAAGGTTCTGTATGTACCTTGACATCCTTCTCGTTACCATCTCGTGCTATTGCTACTAGGTTGACTGTCTTAACTTCGTAGCCATTCTTAGATAGCAAGTAGCCATAGACCTGCACCTGCCAGCGTTGCTGGTTAGATGGGAAGTATGAAAGGTTCTTAATCTTTGATGTCTTCCAGTCAATGACTGCGCCGGTACTAGGTACGAATAAGTCCACGTGTGCTTTCATATCACCATAGGCAACCTGTGTTTCCACTAGGTATTCTTTACCTTCAGGATCAAGTGTGCCGATAGCCTCTTCGATAGCTGCGTGAATAGCAGTACCCATAATGGCAGCCAACTTAGATTGGTTCTCGTTGGTATGTGGTTGTGCATTCAGTCTGTACCAGACCTTACGGCGACAGCCACCAATCTCTGATGGACCTACCTCAGTCTGCATACTTCTATCACGACTTGCATCTTGTGCGTGCAGTACGTGCAGCAGTAATTCCTTTGGGTCTTCTATCGCCATCTGCGTTCATCCCTCCACTGTAGCCAAGCATCAAATCCGTATGCGGTAACAAAGCCAATCAAGAATGCTATACCGCAGTATGCAATTAACTCTTTCATTTGTAAACCCTTTCCTGTACTACTACTTGTATCGGTGGTGATGTGTTGATATCTAAGATGGATGCAATCTGCACTGCCTTCTCAGCTACCACACTTGCTGTGAGGACCTTATTGTAATTCTTAGGTGGCAAGGAATACAAGTACCCAAGAGCATAATTTCCACCGGAGCCTGCCGCGAATAGCCCACGCTCGGATGTGTTAAAGGACAGGTCGCCACCGATAGAGAACAGGTTGCCGTTGAACCCGATAAGGAACGAGAAGTTCATCTCCTTGTTATCTATCTCGTAGTTACCTTCCTTGAAGGCAGCTGAGATACTAGGCAGTACCTTCCCACCCATAAACTTCGTTGGGTCCTCACCGCGATAGAGCGGTGGCTTCCACGCATAGGCAAGGATATCTCCTGGACGTGAGTCACCAGTAAGACCGAGTAGGTATTTACCAGTGCTGATTATCTTCGGAGTTTCTACTGAGATGATGCGTTGATCTCCATCAGTTATCTGCGAATCTGCCGCCATTAGAATGAAGTCGTGACCTTGGATACCTACTAGAGTTGTCATACTAGGCATCCTATCACGGCGTGTCGTAAGACACATACTAGGCAACCGGCTACAATATGAGCCGTAGGCGAATAACAGTAGCGGCCCTTAGAGGGCCGACAGTCAGGAGGCCCGACAGTATGCGGCTCCGTCTACCAACCCTGCAGAAATTCAGGTCCTATCGTAACCCATACAATGGCCTTCCTGAGCCTTACGGGACC